TTATTTATGCTACATTAACGATTAGAACTTACCGACTACTTCTTCGAAGGCAACACCAGTTCTAACTGCTACGAAGTTCAACTGGATAAAGTTGATTGAACGAGCAGGCTTGATATAAATGTCGCCGATAAATTCGTTACGGTCGATAACTTCAGGAGTATTGTTTGTTTCATCGCAGACTACGCGGAAGTCATAGATGCCACGACGACCCTGTACGTCACGTAGATATGGTTCAATTAGAGCAACAAACTGAGCGCGTGTAAACTCGTCGTTGAACTCAAACAGACTGTACTTAGCTGCTCTTGCGATAGCCTTTTCAAGTACAATGAATAGACGGCGAACGTTGATTCTGTCAAACGCTGATGGGCGTGTTAACATTGTCTTATCACCGTAAAGGATAGTACCTTCGCCGCGGAATGTAACAACAGGATTAATTCCATTCTTGTATAGTTCGTCGCGGTCTGTCTTATCTGGGTTATAAGAAAGCTTTACAACATTCTTAATCTGACCGCGATTGAATCCAGCTGGTGAGAACCATGGATCACGCTCAAAGTCTGTTCTTACGCAGAGACCGGCAATATCGCCGTTCATTGGAACCCAACGATATACGTTGTTATACTTGTCGAACTGATACTTCCAAGAGCCGTCCATTACAGCATAAGATGTTGAGCGGTTCATTGCGTTACGATATGAGATAACGTTGTTTGATGCTTCGCCAACACCGACTGAAACTACGTTTGCTCTTGTTGGTGAGCAGAATACAACGCAGTCCTTACGATATTCGGCCAAATTGTCAATACAGTGTTGTACAACTGAAAGGTTAGCACCACCTGTAACAATCAAAGAAACATCAATTTCTTCTGCATTTGAGAACCTGTCATATGCTGTGATGCGGTTAGCATCTGTAACAGCACCGAGTGTACCACCAGAAAGTGATACCGTATATTCAGAACCACCCTGTGAGAATGTAGTTCCTATTGCAGAAGAACCCCAGTTTGTAGCATCGGCTACGTTAGATGTAAGGTCTTGTGCGTGATTGATTACATAGATGTACTTTGAACGATCATTGATTACATTTACATAGTAATTTGAACTACCTTCGCTTGTTATTGCGTCTGCTGCTTTAGATACGTAAGCAAACTTCTCTAGAATAGTGTTTGCTACACCTGTAAACTTGCCGTCCTCGTCAATAACAATAAGGTGCATTTCGTCGCCTACACCGTTAACAGAGGCAGCATAAACAGATGTATTTGGTGCACCACTGAACTGCTCGGCATATGTCCAAGTCGTAGCATTCCAATCTTCACGGGCAACATAAGCAGTATCTACATACATGGAAACTTTCAAGCTGTTTCCTAGATCGCCAGGAAACTTAGCTGCAAACATACCAGCAGTGTTAGATGCTTCCATGTTGATGTAGTTTGTAATATAATCGTCAGCGTTCTTGATTAAAATGCCGTTACCAATAGCAGAGTTTTTTGCTGTTGCGTTATTGCCAGCACGAACGACTTTCAAATTGCGGGCATATGCCAAGAAGTTGGCCGCTGTGAAAAAGTCTATAAAGTTGTTGTTATCTGGCTTACCAAAAGTATCTACCAACTCAACTTCTGAGGAAATTGTTCGGATTTCTTCTAGTGGACCCCAGTTGAAATTACCTACAAAAGCACCTTCAGTTGTACCTACGGCAGGTACAATAGTTGTTAAGTCGATTTCTGATACATTTACGCCTGGTGACAATTGAAATGCCATCGTGTTTCTCCTTTAAAAGAAAGATTATTCATTCTCTACATTATTTAGAAAAACGAGTATTTATAGTCTAGATTTCCAATTCATATCGTCAAAAGGATACATTCTGTTACGATCCTCTTGCCAAATGTCACCCGAGGCGTCTTTTTCGCTCGGATTGTCTATACCATTATCTATGATTCCAAATGGTACAATATCCTGATCCATTACATCAAACAGTTCTTTCTGCAAAGTCTGTCTGATATCGTTCTGGATATTTTCCTTGAAGTATCTTTGACCTGTCAGCCAGCCAAAATGAACCAGCGTCATAGCCAAATCGTCATTATTGCCCTCTTCGGCCTTAAAAGTCTGTTTGTCTGCCGAAAAAGTGGTCAATTCCATGATAGTCTGTTCGTCGTTTACGATAAGTTTGTCGCTTTCAACTAGAGTTTTAAGATTGGTACAACCTATCATTTTGGTCTGCTTAGACGTTTTTAGACCAAAGGCAATCTTCTTTTTGAATCCAGGAGACTGTTGCTGACCCTGCTTACCCTTCATTTCAATCTTGATTAGATTTTCATATGCAAAGTCGTTATGAATAATGTCGGACACTTGCAGTCCGATAGAGTTGATTTCTACCAAAATAAAGGCTTCGTTATATGCTTTTGCTATCTGGACAATCTTGGTAGGAAATAACATTGGCGATATCTTGTTGTCTCTGAAAATTGCTACCTGACGATAGGGTATCTCGGACACATCTATGATAGAGAACGTAGAATAGTCTAGTCCCTGACCTTCGGCCACATCCACTGTCATACAGTAAGTTCTGCCTGGCTCAGGTTTCTTATAGATTTTAAGATGACCTTCAGTTGCAATAGGATTATGCCAGACCAGAGAACGCAACTTGACTGGATGAATAAGTGTGTTTGTAGAACCGATGAACTCACACTCAAACTCTTGACGGAACTGGTCGGCTGAGGTGTTACGAATTGTCTGCTCTTTCCATTCTTCGGTTCTACCTGGCACCATGCTCCAGTGGATTTCGATTGGTTTGTATTCGCTCTTGTGTTTGATAGCATCTTCCCACATACGATAGAACAGATTTAGACCGTTTGGTGTAGAAACGATAATAACCTTTGTTGTCTGACCAGAAGAAATCGTAGGATAGGTAGACATGAAGAACTGTTCGGCAATGTTGTTTGGAACGAACGCGAACTCATCAAGGAAGATTATGTTAAAAGACCTACCACGAACAGATGAGCCAGAAGTTGAATCTGCAACTGCTCTGGACCCGTTGGCCAGTTCAATTGAACCTTTGTTCCATTCTTTGACGCCTTGTTGGAGAAAGCGCGGTAAGTATTCAAAGGCTAACTGTAGACGACCCATGATTTCGCGGGCTGTAGAAGACTTGTTAGCCAGAATTGCTATGTTAACGTTTTGATTGAATAGAATATAGTGTAGCAAATATGCAACAGATGTGGTAGTCTTGCCAACCTGACGCGGCAACTTACAGATAGAAAATCGATTTTCATGGAAAGTCGTGAGCATTTCTTTTTGGAAATCCCACATCTCAAATGGCATAAGACCATGATCCACGTTGATGATACGCATATAAGTGCAGGCAAAATACACAGGATCAGCAGCACACTTTATGAACTCATCTATTTCATGCTGAGTAAAGGCGTGCTTGTAGTCTTCTTTGGGTAAGTTTGGGTTATTATTGTAACCTTTATTCATTTGTAATAAGGATTCTTTGGATCGGTATCACCCGTCACATCTGGCCACCAGTCAAGTTCATATCTTTCGCCTCTTTTAAACATAGCCTTCATTGACTTGATGCGCTTTTCATATTCTTCTTTGCTTGGCTTAACATTACCTTCAACCACATCTAAGACATACTGTATCGTAACAGCATTTGCACTTAGACTGGCACATCTTGCTCCGACTTCGCTTTTAAGATGGTCAAGTAATATGCTTTCGCTGCTATCTGCTAGTGCGTTTGACAATTCGTGCGGAACTTTTAAGTCAACATAAGAATAGACATAATCATAGTGTGGAACAGGAGAAGAGTGTAGAATAAACTCATCTAGAACTTCAACTCTTTTGAAACCATCAACATCATACCATACCGCTCTATTAGCAGTCAATTCATCTGGCTTACCAAAAAACTTTTGAAGATGACTTGCATACTTGGCTGGTTCTGTATTTTTCCACTGTGATAGTGAAGAACTTTCTATCATATACTGTTTAAAGGTTTTCATTTTTCTTCTCTTCTTTTACTCGTTGAAGCAATTCGGCTGTGCTGCCAACAAAGACTGCCTTTTCTACTGTTACAGTCGTTTCTTCTTTCTTGCCATTATCTTTTAGGTCTTTTGTTTTCTTTTGCAAATCATATAAGTCTTTTGTCGTATCTGCGATAGTCTTCATCATCGTGGCTAGAACTTCGTATGCGCGTGGAGATTCTGACTCTTTGGCCAAATCAGTCAAACTTTCCATCGCTTGATTACCTTTGTTTATCAAGTCACGGAAAGTTCTGCGAGAAAGATTGTAATCTGCATCCGCATCATTTGGTTCGTGTGGAGTATTGACTATAACTTCCTGTTCTTTCTTAGGCGGTATAATCTCTACAGCATTTTCTATACCAAGAGCGTCACTTAATGCATTATGTGTTTTACTCATTTATTTCTGGCCATTCCTCAATTTGCACATCATATCCATAATCGTCTCCTGGTTGAGCAGTGATTGGATCAGGTTCAATTGTAATCTTAGACAGCTTCAACGGTGATATGTCAAAACTATCTATCTGATATCTAGCATTAGATGATAGTGCGCGAATAGTATTGTCTATCTTGAATTGTCCTTGAACTGCGCCCAATGCAAGTTTTCCAGTATTTGCTGTCCAACTCAATATGACTCCATAAGCATTCGCACTCTCATAACTGCTACCTTGATAAGCAATATCTTCTTGCTGAAATGTTCCGCTATTTCCAGAAACAAGATTCATGCGCGTGACATAACCTGCTTTCAAGGATGGATCGTTGAATATGTTTGCGATGACCTTGCGGATAATCTTTGGATTTGTTACTGGTCCATAGAAATGTGCCTTCATCGTAAATGTAAGAGTCCATGTTACAAATCTTACAGCATCAAAGTTGCCTTCATGTTCTATGTTGTTTGTAACTGTGTTAAGAATGATAGGCACATCTTTGAGAACACCAAGAGATGAAACAGGATCAATTGTGGCTGTATAGTCTGGATTGAAATACGGCAAAATTTGTTCTATAATTTGTGTGCCGTCATCAATATTTCTAGCATACAAATTGAGTTCAAACGTCAAATCATACGGAACAGCCATATAAGATGACTTAGCTGATGTACTAGAATTACCTTTAGCCATCTTTAATAGTGAGTTTTGCTTTCTTGTTGCGTCATAGGCTATTCCAGTTAATTCAAAAGAAAGTCTTGGAAGTCTTACTTGAATTTGTCTCTGTAAGTCTGGATCAGCACGAAGGCGAGACACATACTTTTCTTTTGGCGCATATGTGATAGGCACTTTCATGCGTTCAATCTCTGCACCAGTATCCTTGTTTGTTTTTACCAGTGTGATGTTATTGAACATTGTACCAAAAAGCACAACATATTTTCTTGTTAGTTTATGATAGAAATGTGTTCCGAACATTATGGCATTCCAAATGGATTGATTTCTGATAGGTCTATAAACAACGCGGCCTCAGTCTGTATTTCTTTGTTGTCGTAGTCATCATAGAATGTATAATCACCAAGAATATCTGTAGATGTTACAACATAGAGAGCATTAGATGTATTGCCTCTTAGATTTGTGGCTGTAGCAAATGTACCTACAATATTGTGTAGTGTTAGAACTTTTGATATTGGATCAAACTCTGTTACTATTGCTTTTGTATTCGATGTTGATACATTAGAACCTTGATAAACAAGTTCTCCAGATAGATAGTTGCCAGAACCTGTGCCAAGATTTAACTGTATAGTATATGATGCATCTTTCTCAACATCATCAATTTCTTCCACTCCAGTGTCAAAGTTTTCATCAGAGAAGCGGAACAGTTCGCAGCGCAGTTCGTACATGTATGGATTACGTTTGCCGATTGAGAAGAAGTTTAGTTCTTCTTCAACGAACTTGATTTCAAATATCTTACGCATAACCGGAACGTAAAGCAAGTCGCCTTCGCGCGGTCTATCAGCAATATTTGTGGGCACATATTTGTTAAATGTGCGAGTTGAAACGACAAAGTTGGAAGTATCTCGAATCTCTAGACCGAACTTGGAGAAGAAGTCGCCATCGCCTTCGTAGCCTTCTACGTTAGCAAGATAGACTTCCATCGAATATGCGCGAGTAAATCTGGCATTTATAGTTTCGCCATATATCTCATCATCGCCGTTATAGGAATCACGCGGAATGTAGAAGCAGTCATGACCCATTATCTGGATAGACTCGACAATCAAATCTTCCAATAGTCTCTGTTCGTTAATAACGCCGACTGAATAGTTGTTGAAATATACGGACGTTGCCATTTTATCCTACAAGAAACTGTGGTGGTTCTTCGAATGTATCACGAATCAACTGTTCTAGTTCTGTTATCTCTGCCGCAGCCTCTTCATATATCTGTTGACCATTCATCATGATACCGCCTGGTAGCTGCATACCCTGATACTTCTTTAAGTTGTTACCCCACTGGCGCTTGATATATGCTGTGGCCAGTTTCTTGAGCATACGGTCGTTGTAAATCTGCGGATATGTGTCAGGATCGATGATGATCCAACCTTCGATGACTGCCCATTCACCAGCAGAAATCGTTGCCCAGTTCATATCAATATACAATTTATCGGTATGGCGGTTAAAACGTACTGGAGTCTCACCAGAGAACAGCATGTCCAGAGTACGAATGTGCTGCATGGTTAGAGCATAGTTCACGTAGGATGTGCTTGTAAAGTCATAAAGTTCATGGAGACGCAACTGATAGCGCAGGTCGAACATATTGATAGTGGCATTTGACGAGGAAATAGGAAAGATACGAGTGACGCCAATGATGTTGTCTGTGATAGGAATCCAACCGTTGTCTATATTTTCTTGGGTAAACTGGTGCTTTAGATACCAACGTTCTACACCATCAAAGTGGAACTGCTGGATATACTGAAAAGCTTCGTCAATACGGTCTTCCACCTGGTCGTCATCCACGTTGATTTCGATGACCGGATGACCCAATTGACGCAAACACCAATCTTTTAATTGCTCTCTGGATGCTGGAACTGCCATTTATTATCTTCCTATAGGTTTGCATATATATTTATAATATTCGTGTGGAGTAAAAAATGATTGAAGATTATGTAAAATTTGGTAAATTGTCCAATAAAGAACTATCTATAGTTCTAAAAGAAAGTGAAAAATATAAGAAAAATGCATTTGCTGCCTCACTTGGTGCTGTCAATAAAAAAAAGGAATTAATAAAGTACAAAGATGAAAACTTTAGAAAATCTAACATATATTTTCCAGCACCGCAAGAAGCCCATAGAACTTTCAACATCATTCAGTCTCTTATAATCCAAGAATTTGCGGGCAAAAAACTAGACGTTGCCCACATATCAGAAGTACAGTTTGTTCACTATCCGTTGGGCGGCAAATTTGATTGGCATCAAGACATTTTGGGCATGAGACCTGGTGAAATAAAAACTCGAGGATTAACATTTTCGATGAACTTGAGTGATCCAAATGAATATGATGGCGGAAACTTGACTCTAAAACTTACCGAAGATAAAACTATGAGTCTGGGTAGAGAAAAAGGCTCTTGGATTGTTTTCCCGTCTTTTATTAGACACAGAGTAGATGAAGTCACTAGAGGTTCAAGAGAGGCCATAGTTGTCTGGTCGCATCTGACTATGCCTGAAATACAATCAATGAAATGAAACTTACTCTAGGAACAACGTATTACAATTGTCCAGATATACTTGAAAAGTTTATTGATCATCATATAAACTATTTTGATGAGATTATTGTAATAGATGACGGATCATCTATTCCAGCAGAAAAATATCTTAAATCGAAAGATAAGATAAGACTGTATCGTGTTCCTATAGACTACGGCTTCAATAGTCATGGATGTAGAAATCTCATTATGAGGGAAACTTCGACTGACTGGACAATTTTATTTGATGTTGATAGATTGATTGTTGATCCTAAGTTTGCCGTCGATACTATCAAAATGAAAAAACTTAGAGAAAACACACTTTATCTTTTTGAAATGTTTTCAGATTACGATAATCCAGAAACAGTTCATCCATCTGTCAATGAGTTTCTTGTACATCGTAATCACTTTTGGAAAGCGGGAGGTTACGATGAAGAACTTATTGGAATTAGAACAGGAGACAGAGAGTATAGAAAACAACTGAGTCATTTTGGTAAAGAACAAATACTCCATGGACTTCACGCAAAGTTTATAAGAGGTTCAAGTATGTCATTGAATATTACATCACCAAATGATAAAAACATAAATAAAAAACTTATAAATCTTGTTAAAAAAAGAATAATAAAACCTGATCAAAATAAAAAAACTTTAACTTTTGAGTGGTATAAAGTTTTTTAACGTTTGATAATAATTATGTTCTGATCTATTATGCTTGAACTACTCTCATCTTTTGTAATCTTTCAGGTTAAAGTTGGTACCCTTCATCTTATTGATATGCACCAAGTCGTTATTTTTCCACACTAGAACTTCGTTGTCTTCATAGAGAAAATCACAGTCTTTGCAGAATGGCACTTCATCAAATCTCTTTTCGGTATGCATCTGACGAAGCCATCTATATCTCTCACCATTCCATACGCTTTCAATAGATTGATTATCAATCGATCCTAAGTCTGCTTCACCATCTCTACCTAAAGTCTGACAGCAAGGAGCAATGGACAACTTAGTACCATTTGTTCCGCCTGCTCTTACGGTTAAATCTGGTGAGAAAGGTCGACCACAAGTCCTCTTCTGACCCTTTCGTTTATAATCTGGATCATATACACCTGACCAGTTATGCATTTTCCATATCTCAGCATATGTGCTTGCCGGCTCAATAAAGTTCTTGCGATACTGCTCTACTTCATAATCAATATTGTCATTGTCTAGAATTAAATGATAAGAAGCAACGATTGTTTCCGCTTCTGTGCCTTCAACATATCTTTGCATCTCGGTTGCATTTTTGAGAAGCAAATCGAATGCATCTCTGGCCATCCACTCTTTATACTTTTCACGATTGTATCCAATGATAGAGAACCGAGCAAGAGCAAGACCAGCATCTACGCACTTCTTCATAAAGTTGCCGCGCAGATTATATCCATTAGTATAGATAAATGGCTTTGCATTATACTTGCGAACGATCCGAATATAATCTGGAAGATTGGCGTTTAGTGTGGGTTCGCCTGATCCTTCCAGATTGACAACATTGAGTCCGTATTCAGCACACTCGGCCACGACTCGCTCAAAGTCAACAAGAGACATTTTCTTGAGCCAATCTTTACCGCGACCAGATGTTTGCGGACACATGGCACAAGTATAGTTACAGCCGCCGTTAACTTCTATTACTGCTCTGTCTATAGATAAAGGTATTGAATAGGGGATGCTCATCTGCTTTCATCTTTTCACT